TTTGAGGATTCTATGAATCTCTACAATTCTCTACTATCTGAGGGAGTTGCAAAGGAATGTGCTAGATTTGTGCTTCCACTTGCCACTCCAACAAGACTGTATATGACTGGTTCGTGCCGTTCTTGGATTCACTACATTAATTTGAGATCTGCACACGGTACACAGAAAGAGCATATGGATGTTGTGGAAAGAGCAAGATCTATCTTTGCAGAACAGTTTCCAGCAGTTTCCGAAGCCCTTGGTTGGATTTAATGGAAACTGCAATAATTCTCCCTAATGATGGTTATCTGAGAGGTTGCTTACCTAAAGATTTGTTTAAGTCTTTGTTGGATGAGGCACTAACAAGTAGAAATCATCTTACAAGAGAAACTGGTGTTGTGGATGTTAATGGTGATCAAACTTGTCCTCATTATGATGTCTCAGATGAGATGAGTCAAAAGTTGATGCATGTTTTATCACCAAAATTTGATGAATATAATCGAGAATTTGGTTATTATAAGACTGTAAAGGTTCATAATAGCCCTAGTCCAATTATCTTTGCACAACCTTGGTATAATCTACAATCACCTAATGATTTTTTACCATCACACGGACATGGTGGTATATTGTCATATACTGTATGGTTAAAGCTTCCAAAATTATCGGAATTTATTTTCTATTATAATAGTGCTGCTGGTGGAGGAATTCTTCAGCATCATCTTAAACTTACTCCTGATCATGTAGGAGAATACATAATATTTCCTTCTAGATTGCAACATGCAGTACTTCCATTTAAATCGGATGATCCTGATGAAATTAGAATAAGCCTTTCTGGTAATATCTTTTTCCAAGGTGTGGAAGATTATAAATCCCGTCTAAATAAATTTACATAAATTTATTATTATGCCACTATACCCTGTAAAAAATTTAAAAACTGGTGAGAAGAAGGATCTTCATTTATCTTGTGCAAGGTATGAAGAGTGGAGAAAAGAAAACCCTGATTGGGATAAAGATTGGAGTCAGGGGTGTGCAGGATTTAGAACAAGAGCTGCTTCAGAATATTCTGCTGATGCAATAGCAAGTCAAAGTGCTTATGAGGATAAAAACAATAGTTTACCTCAAGGCGGTAGACCAATCCAAAGAAATCTTGGTAGTGATGGAAGACCTACGGCAACTGCAACCAATTCTCAAATTAGAAAAAAATTCGGATTTTAATAAAATGGCAACATATCCTGTAAGAAATAAGGAAACTGGTGAAGAAAAGGAAGTGATCATGAGCGTTCATTCTTGGGATCAGTGGAAAATTGATAACCCAGATTGGGAAAGATTTTTCACACCCGAAAATTCTCCAGCTCTAGGACTTGAAACTATAGGTGATTGGAAAGATAAACTTGTTAATAAAAATCCTGGATGGGGTGAGATATTGAAGAAGTCTGAGAAAGCAGGTGGTATCTCTGGAAGATTAGCGAAAAAAGGAGGTATTAACTCTACTCAGGAACACGACGATTCTTATGCTCCTGCCCCAAAAAAATCTAAGTAAATATTATGCCAAGAAAAAAGAAGGTCGAACAACCTATTGGGGTTGGTTTGACGACCAAACAAATAAAAAGAAAGAAACCTATTAATACTGATTATTTACTTGATATTAAACCATTAACAGATAATCAGCAAAGATTATTTGATTCTTACAAGGAAGGAAAGCATCTTATTGCATATGGTATTGCTGGTACAGGTAAGACATTCATTACCTTATATAATGCTATTAAAGACGTTCTTTCTACAGATACTCCATATGAGAGAATCTACTTAGTTCGTTCATTAGTATCTACTCGTGAGATTGGGTTCTTGCCTGGTGATCATGAAGATAAGGCAGACATCTATCAGATACCATATAAGAATATGGTGAAGTATATGTTTCAGATGCCTTCTGATGCTGATTTTGAGATGCTCTATGGTAACTTAAAGGCACAGGAAAGCATTAAGTTCTGGAGTACTTCTTTTATTCGTGGAACTACATTAGATAATGCTATCGTGATTGTAGATGAGTTTCAGAACCTTAATTTCCACGAATTAGATTCTATCATCACTCGTGTGGGTGAAAACTCAAAAATTATGTTCTGTGGTGATGCTAGTCAAACTGATTTGACTAAAACAAACGATAAGAATGGTATTGTGGACTTTATGAGTGTCTTGCGTAAAATGCCTTCTTTTGATATAATAGAGTTTGGTGTTGATGACATCGTTCGTTCTGGACTTGTCAAAGAATATATTATTGCTAAACTTGAATCTGGTCTATGAAGTTTCCCATAATCTGTTATGATAACTTTTACGATGATCCAGATTATATTAGAGAGTTTGCTCTTTCTTTAGATTATTCTGCAGGGTATGGAACTTTTCCTGGTGTAAGAACTAAACCCTTACATTTTTTTAGTGAAGAGTTTCATTATAAATCAGTAAACAAGATTTTATCTATGTTTGATGATTTTGATAATCCAGATATATCTTGGCGAGCAGATTCTCAATTTCAAAAGATATGGTCTTTTTCTCCTGATAAGGATAGTTCTTTAAATACTGGATTTATTCATTCTGATTATGGTACTGTTTTGGCAGCAGTAGTTTACTTAGATCCTAATCCTAACCTTGATGCAGGAACATCATTTTTTAAACCAAATGAAAATGATGATTTTTTATTAGATTGTAAAGATCCTAATTATACACCAGAAGAGGTTAAATTTTATCGTAAAGATGTTTTTCAATCTACACATAGTACTAAAATTGATTCTATAAAACATTATTCACGAATCAAAGATTATAACAATAGTCATTTCCATAAAACTATGGAAGTAAAAAACTGTTATAATAGAATGATTGCATATGATGCAAGTGAATTTCATGCACAATCCAGTTTTTATACTGACGATTTTAGATTAACTCAAGTATTTTTTATCGATGAATTATCCGCACCTATGAATAAGATACCTCAAAATAAATGTGAACGTTATGGCATTTGATCATGTTGATTTAGACCTTAAACCTCTTGAAAGAGAGCATATAGATGGGGTTCGTTATTATAAGATTCCTGATGAGGAAGAACTCATTAAGATGGTTTCTATTACTTCAGTAACCAGTCATTTTAATAAAGATATCTTTGTTAAGTGGAGAAAACGAGTAGGTAATGAAGAAGCAGATCGTGTTACTAAAGCGGCTACTGGTCGTGGAACTGATATGCATACCCTTACAGAACACTATCTGAAGAATGAAGATTTACCTAAAGGATTACGTCCTATTTCTGATTTTTTATTTAAAATTTCTAAGGGTAAATTAAATAAAATAAACAATATATACGCTCTGGAAGGACCGCTATATAGTAAAGAACTAGGTATTGCTGGAACCGTTGATTGTATTGCTGAGTATGATGGCGAGTTAGCTATAATAGATTTTAAGACATCTAAGAAACCTAAACCAAGAGACTGGATTGAACATTATTTTGTCCAGTGTATGGCATACGGATGTATGTTGTATGAGATGAAGGGAATATCAATTAAAAAACTGGTAATCATTATGGCCTGTGAAAATGGCGAGTGTGTAATTTATGAAGAACGAGACAAAGCGAAGTATATTAAACTTCTCGGAAAATACATTAACAAATTTGTTAACGATAAACTGGAACTCTATGGAACCGAATAAAGAATTAGAGAAGGCTATAGAGAGTAAGTTTCTTACACCTCAAAAGTTTGCTATGGAAATTGAAAAAATTGTAGCAGAAGAGGGATCTAATTATATCGATGCTATAGTTCAGTATTGCGATACTAATAGTATTGAGGTAGAATCAATTACAAAGTTGATTTCAAAACCACTAAAGGAAAAATTAAAATGGGATGCTACTCGTCTTAATTTTATGAAAGCAACTTCTAAAGCTAAATTACCAATCTGATGGAAATTTCTGAACTTGACTTATTGCATCATCGTTTACAAGCGATTTTGCGTGATTATAAAATGCCTGACCTTGAATATCTTGGTGAGAGAAAAAGTTGGAAGTCTGGTGAAATGGTTCACTGGTATAAGATAGGTGAGGCAGAAGTTCCTATTGATGCGATTACTGAATTTGAAACGGAGGTTGATGATTAGATGCCATTACAACCTTTATTTCCATACCCTGTATATTTTAATGTAGCAGAAGGTGATCAATATGATAAAATACAGGAAGAATTAAATACTCTTTATAAAGATCTTGAATTTCAAGATGTATATTTTCAATCAGATAGTCCAGAAGGATCGCATAAAGTTAGTGAAGGTGGTTTTGATATTAATCTTTTAGGTGATAATAATACTACATATTTTTTAAGTTTTCTACATCAACAAATACAATCATATTTAAATGGTTTTAATATTTCAGATGTTCCAGAATATATAATTACTTCATCGTGGATGACTAAAACGACTAGAGGTAAATATGCTCTTTCACATTCTCATGGTGATGCTGATGTTTCTGGTGTTTATTATTTAAATACAAACTCTGAGGATGGTAGTTTATATTTTGTAGATCCTCATACACACGAATCTGCAAATATGATTATGGATTTTGCTGGTCGTGCTACAAATTTAGATGCTCCACTTAAACAAGGAATGCTTATTATGTGGCCAGGTTTTATGACTCATGGAACTAGACCTAATAATACAGATAATGATAGAATAAGCGTATCCTTTAACATTATATTTGCCAGAAATGGTTTTATGAAGTATAATACTAACAATAGTAATTTTTAAAAAAATGGGAGATACGATTAGAATAGCAGGTGCTCAAATTCCTATTTGGGATGATAATATAGAATATAATAAGAATGAGATTTTTAAAGCACTTGATTGGGCAAAAGAAAATGATGTTGATTTAATACAAACACCAGAAGGTTCTCTTTCTGGATATGGAAAGTTTTGGGAAAAGAAGGTTGCTGAATTAAATCAAGCATTAAAAGAAGTTGAAGAATATCAAAAGGAATCTGGAGTTGCTTTAAATTTAGGAACTGCTTTTTTGAATAGTGAAAAATTTGGACTTCTAAAAAGAAATCAGATTAGGCATTATTCTAAAGATGGAATGCTATATGCATTAACTAATAAAACTTATGTTGTTCATGGTGATGGTAATTGTTTACCCTCTTTTCATCCCATACAATCTTTCTATATGCCAGATTTTGATGTACCTCAGAATGAATTTACAGAATCATCAGATAAGTTACACGGTGTTGGAATGATATGTAATGATATGTGGGGAGCAGTTCAAGAACAAGGTGTTGATTATAAACCAATTAAAGCTTTAAATGAAATTTTAACTGAAAAGCACGTTGATATTATATTTCATTCTACAAATGGATATAAGTTTTCTGAACGTGATTTTAAAATGAATCCTGCATATAACCCTGAACCATATGAACTTAGTGAAAAGGATTATATTGTTAGAGATACATTTGATAAATGGAATGAAGCATGGTTGCAGATGACTGCTTTTCGTTCTGTTGCTTCAATATTAACTGTAGATGCTTGTACTTTTTGGGGATGGGAAGGTGATGAAAGTATTTTAGATACAATTAAAACATCATCTCCTACTGGAGTTGTAAATCCTTTAGGTGAATGGGTTGCAGAAGCTCCTAGATATGGTCGCCAATATGTATATTATGATCTACCAGTTAATACTAAAGAACATTATTGGAAAATGATAAATGATAGAACTGGTGGAACTTGGAAAAATTCGGATATTATTAATATGTCTAAACCTAGTGATGTTTTTCCTAATTTAGGTGAGGATACTGCTGTTCAATTTTAGAAGTGAAAGTGACTCCTTTTGAGACTTATCAAGCATATCTTGGAATGAAAAGTCATTTTACTAATCCTAAGTATGACTTTATAAAGTATGGTGGTAAATCTCGTGCTACAATAACATCATTCAATAAAAGGAAAGATAAGTATTGGTTTGAGAAAACTTCTAGGAAGTATACAGATCAAGAAGTTATTGATTTTCTTTTATCAAATTTCGTAAACGCTACTAACCCCCAAAATTTATGGATTGGAGAAATTATCAATTCTGGAGAAAGAACATACGCAGAATGGAAAATGAGGCAACAGAGTTTGACGTATATGTTCACGGAACAATCAGAGAACTTACTCTCAGAGAACGACTTAGAGAAACTATTCAACTGCTCCAAGGGTCACCCTATAGTTCTAAAAAAGTATCTGGGTGGAGAGATCTCACTAGAAACGTTATCAATACTGGAAAAAGTTTTTTCCTTCAAAGGTAAATTTGATAAGAAATTAAAAGATCCAGTGTGGGAAACCGTAAGTATGAAATTAAAAAAATATTTACCTTTCCTAAATATAAATGTATTCCAATTTAAAAAAATACTAAGGGACATAGTAAATGAGTGAATTTTTCGACTCTGATATTATTAAAGACGAATTGATGAAAATCAATCAACTGCAAGAAGAGGTGTATAAACATGCCTTTACTTTTGAAACTATGTCTCGTGATGATCAATTGGATCACATTGAAGATCTAACAGAATTGTTAGATATGCAAAGGGTTATGTATACAAGGTTATCCTTGTCTGATGATCCTCAAGCAAAGAAAATGAAAGGTGAATTAGAGAAATCAGTTCAATTACTGGGATTCCCAGAAGGAACTGACATATCAGTATTATTTTCTGGTATGACTCAAACTATTGAAAAACTAAAGCAAATTGCTAAAGGTTGACACTCAATAGTATCTTTGTTATAATAAAACCAATCAAATTAAATCCAAATTAATCCGAGGAAATCTAATGTCGTTTGCTAAACTTAAAAAGCAATCAAAACTGGGCTCTCTTACACAAAAACTTGTGAAGGAAGTCGAAAAGATGAATAATACAGGTGGTCAAGGTGATGACCGTCTATGGAAACTAGAAGTAGATAAAGGTGGTAACGGTTATGCCGTTATTCGTTTCCTTCCTGCTCCTGATGGTGAAGATCTACCATTTGTAAAGTTATACTCCCACGCCTTTCAAGGTCCTGGTGGATGGTATATCGAGAACTCTCTAACAACATTAGGGCAGAAAGATCCAGTATCTGAGTTCAACTCACAACTCTGGAACAACGGAACAGACGCAGGTAAAGATACTGCTCGTAAGCAAAAGCGTAAGCTAACTTACATAAGCAACATCTACGTTGTAAAAGATCCTGCAAATCCTGAGAACGAAGGTAAGACTTTCTTATACAAGTATGGTAAGAAAATCTTTGATAAACTCACAGCAGCAATGCAACCTGAGTTTGAGGATGAGGAAGCAATTGATCCATTCGATTTCTGGCAAGGTGCTAACTTCAAGTTGAAGGCAAAGAACGTTGCTGGTTATCGTAACTATGACTC